TCAATTTGATATAAACTTCTAGGAATTAAATTTCCGTCTTGATCATAAATGCGAACATCATACAGTCTATCATCTGTTCCAAGAGCATTGTTTATATCAGTAAAGAATGCTCTTATCCCTACGTTACCATTATGGTTTGGTGTAAGATTAATTCCACTCTCAGTAACAACTGAACGTGTGCTGCCAGGATACTGTTGAGTATTGATTGGAATATATGCTCCACGAGTTTGTGTTCTGTAAGATATAGTAGCGATTAGTGGATCACCACCAATTTTTTGGAAATCAAATTCAACCTTAGAAATACTACTCCAAGAACCTACCAGAGAAGTTACTAAGTCAGATACTTTTCCTTTAACACCACCACCAGTTGGGAATACATATTTTGCAACACTTCTCTTATCAAAGAAAGGATAAACCTGAGTCAAAGGTTTCATACCTGTTGCCTCAAAGTGTACATTTCTTGCACGAATGAATGGAACAATTGCACGAGATACAACTCTGTCACCTCTAGACTCTTGACTAATTCTAGGAACAACTGAAGTAGTAATACCACTTCTTGTACTACTTGTTGTAGTAGTTGATGTGGTTCTTTCAATGATAGGACGGTATGGCACTCTAGGACGAGCACGAGCCCAAGATCTTTCTCTGAATCTTGTACTACTTGTAGCAGTCACCCCACTCCATTGAGTTTGCCATGCGTTCCATACTGTACCAATTGCGTTTCTATTTGCAGCAAGAACTGAATCAAAGTTGCCTTCTCTATTAACAATCAAGTCTGGTAGTCTTCTCGTTTCAAACCACTCATCACCTTCCGGCGTAAGTCTCATATCACCAGCCCATGAGAAATTTAACACTGGGTTAAGATTTTCTACACGAGTAGCGTATGGTTGTTCAGCAGTAACTTTATGTTCATATGGAAGAGTAAGAATAGAACCAGTTTTCTGATAATTACTAGAAGCACGATCAGTCTCATTAGTATTATCTTCGTTCATCAATACGTTCTTCATAAAGTATTTCGGACGCAACTCACCAGCTTGCATATCTACTGCAACACGATAGTCTGGATGTTTAACATCACCAGTTGCGTGTCCAGCAAAGTTATCTACAAGGAAACCAGACTTAAATCTATCAAGTCCGTTTGCATCTTGTATCTGTAATGACTCTGCATCTTTTTCCAAAAGGTTAAGTACAGTATAATATTCCATATTGTCAATACGACTTTCCAACTTAGCAATGTCAGACATTGAATATTTTGGGTTATCTTTTATTAACAATTGTGCATCGTCTAAACTTATAATATAAGCATTTAGAGCGATTTCTGCAATCAACATAGCTTCTTGGATAACTGGAGGGTCAGATGGATTCTCAGAAGGAGTACCTTTCGATACAATAAATTGTCCATTAGAAGTGAGATATAATGCATCTATTCTTGGAAGATAGAATTCAAAATCATATCCGAAGTTTGAACCATCCTTTGGAATGTTTGTTACAGAACCACCACTACCTTCAAAATCTCTTGACTCAAATGTAAAGGATGCACTTGTAACTTTATCAGCAGTATAAACTTGAGCAGGACTTGTTAAAGATACATTAGTGTTAGAAATTGTTGCATCAGCAACACGAGGCCTAAAGTCAACTGTATCACGCAAGTCGTATTCACCACTTGGTTCTGCAACCTCTGGGTCAACACGAGTAGCAGAGTATGTTGGAATTTCTTTATATGGAATAGTAGCGTATGAATCTACAGTAAAGAAATCGCCTGTACTGTGAGTGAAGTAATCAAACACAACCAGCAACTTACCCACAGGAGCTGGAACATTTCCTTTCCTTACAATTCTACCTATATCATAAAAGTTGTCTCTCTGTCCACTGTCTAAAGTAAAGTTATTAGTTACTAACCTGTCACCAGCAGAGAATGTTTCTAGAGTAGCAGTTTCACCACTCTCTAGTCCTAAAATTTGTTCGTTAGCATCAAAGACTGCATCTCTGATAGGAACGAAAGTCATTGGAGATTGTGGGTTGATTACAAATGCCTTGGCGCCAGAAGTCTGTCCAGTAACAATCTCACCTTGAGTAAACACACCAGTTGTACCAGTAAGAGTCCACTGAGGAAGTCTTGGGTCTGTAGAATCGTCTGGAGATTCAAATACAGCATTTAATTTATGTACGTCTGCATAACCAAGAGATATTTCGTGATCATGTGCAGAAGTACCGAATTCAGCGGCACCACCAATACCATCGTTGTCTACGATAGTCATAGACATTCTGTTTCTAACCTTAGTCTTTTCTACAGCAGACGTTTTAGTTACTGTAGCAATAAGTCTTACTGAAGCAGCATTTCCTAAAAGAGATGTTGAAGTAATCGTCAAAGATGTACTTGAATTGGAAACCGTAACAGAACTAGAATTAAGGTTAATGATATCGCCGACAGCAGCAGAACCACCACCAGCAGCTGTCACAACTAGAATAAAATCTTCGTTGTCAACAGAGTTAAATGTTTCGTTAGCACCTGTAGTTGTAAATGTAACAACACCAGAACTTGAGGTTGTTCCCACAAAAGACTTACGAATCGTAATTGACGAATCTGTAAGAAAATTATTTGCAGTTGTCTTCAGAGTTTTAATTGTCTCTTTTTGAAGTTTTCTAAGAAGTACGTTTTTATTTTGATCTTCTAGTTTAGCACGCAGTCTTTTTAATTGAACTGAAGTAACAGCACCCGAAACGTCAGCACTTAAATCTAGGGTTTGTCCACTTACAGAATCAACTCTTCTTGTTTCCAAAGCACCAGATGAACCAGATGGAACAGAAACAATATCACCAACTCTAATGTCAGACGCAAAGTCTGATTGGAAACCAGTAACAGCATCCAAGTCACTACCAGCAATACTAATAGTACCATTAATTGTAAACGATTCGTTGAGAACCAAGTCAGCAGTAAAGTCTTGAGTTGAACCAGCAGTACTGTCCATGTAAACTTGCTTTACTGCATCAAAGTTGAAACTTGAAATAGTAGATACAGTTACATCTGTGTTACCAGAAGTTTCCATAAATTCGTCAGCAACACTAGAAGATGTTGAAGTCAGTTTCTCACCAGTTTGGAAATTACCAACAACTGTTGTGAGAACAAGTGATGTACCAGTACTATCACTATGTACAAATCCATATGCACCAGAGTTCGCACCAGTTACTTTTGCACCAGTTACCATACCACCAGCTGCACCGCCGGCAGGAGTTCCACTCATTGTAATCTTTGTAAACATTCTCAAGTCAAACATATAGAGTTTGAATTGCGTAGTGGCATCCATTACACCAACACTAGTTCCAGTTTGGTTTGCATGATGTTCCATAGCACGAACACGAGCGACACCAATTTTTGTTCCGTTTGGTGAACCAACACTTGAGTTCTGAGTATCGAACAACTGAATATCACGATATGGTTTTCCAATTGAACCTGAGATTTCTGGTGAGATTTCTGGTTGGCCATGAACATTTTCAATCAATGCAAAGTTTCCAACCTCAACAGGAGTAACAGCACCATTGAAAGAATTAAAGGTTCTTGGTTTTTCTACGTCAACATATGTTGGAACAATTGTTTCAATTTCATAACCACGAACATATGCTTTACCTGGCGATATTTGTGTTGTTAAAAAATCATCAGATGCAGTATTACCATCGTCTGTAGTTTCACCTGTAGAATATACACCATCATTCAATCCATCATCCAAGGTTTCTAACTTTTCAACATCGAATTTGTTTATGGTGAAGTCACCATATAGATCATAAGTTCTTCTTGCGAGAGTGTCGCCGAGAACTGAGTATTCTGTATTTCTTACTTTCTCTTGTACAACACCAGCATCAGTTCTTAGAAGTTCGATGAAGTTCTCATCTTCTATAGAATCTAAAGCAAGTTTTGCAAGTGTCAAGGAAATCTTTAGACGGTGTGCGCCTTTAGCGTTTACGTTTGAAGAACCTTGTGCGTTGTCCAAAAGAGATGTGTCTTCTTCTGGTGTTTCTAAAGTTTCAGTTACCGTCAAACCAACACGATATGATGGAGAGTTAGTATACTTGTCTAGAATAATTCTTTGTTCTGAAACTCTTACAAAATGTCCACGAACAAAATAAACACCTTCTTGAATGTTTGCAGAAGAACCAATTGCAGTTGCATCTGTAGCTTGAAGTTGTGCAGAATCAATACCAGCACCAAAAGCACCTACTGTATCATCGGCAGAAATTTTTTCTCCGTTCTTGAATACGACTGTAGTGTTGTCTGTACCTGTTGCAACATACTTAACATATAGAGTAATTGGATCGGTTGTAGTTGCTGCAACTGCTTGAACAACCTCTGCGACAACACCACTATCTGAACCAGTAATTTTCTTTCCAACAAAATCTTGAATATAGGTGGAGATTTCTGTAGTCTCCAAAAGTCCCTGTAATTTAACTGCGTAATATTCATTAGTAAAACCAGTTGCGCCAGGGATGACAACCGTTCCTTCTTTGAACATATGTCTACCATGTCTTTCAACTTGGTTTTGTAAAATTGTTTGAAGTGCAGTTAACTCTCTTGCTTGGACTGAAAATCCAGGCCGAAAGAGTACCCTATGAAAGTTTTTGTCTTCTGCAAAATCATCATAATACGGGGCTACATTAAGATTTGTATTTTCCATTGTTTAGAATTCCACTACGATTTTAATATCTTCTGTTTGGTCAGACGCACGAGAGATTGGGCGTCTATTCTCTATATAGATAACCTTCCCACTGTCTGGTTGTAGTTCTGGATTTGCATATGTACTTGCAGTACCAACACCATTACTAGTTGAACCTGTAATAACATTAGAACCACTGAATGCAATCACATTACCATTTGCAGCAACACCATAGTTTGCATACTGTTCTTGTTGGTAATAAATGATGTTATTAGTTGCATCAAACTCAACAACTCTACCTACTGCACCAGTTACAGATTGTGTAATAGTCTCATCAATCTCATACGGAACTGTTGGAGCAGCTGTTAAGGTAACACTATAAGTTTGTCTTGCTGTTGATGAAGTTGCAACAGTTGTTGTACCAAAGTTAAATGGATTTTTGATAATACCCACTTCTCTAAAATCATTTGCAACTGTAAAGTCTGTTCCTTCATTTTGTTCTAATTTAATATTAGTCATTACAAAGTGAGCACCAAGTTCATGTACAGCATCAAAACCATGTCCACCGTTTGGTGAAATGATTGGTTGAACAGAACCACCAGTACCACTGCCAATATTTCCAGCAGTAGATAATCCTACATTAGTATATACGTTTGTTAAATCTACATTTGCAAATGTATAACCAGAACCGATTGTGTACATGTTTGTACCAGCAGAACCTTGTTTAACGATTGAACCGCCAGCTACTACAATTTTTACGATACCATTTGCACCATCTCCATCCACTGGAGAGTAATAAGTTCCATCTGTGTAACCAGAACCAGCAGTCGTTCTCACAACATCTAATGCACCGTTTACGGCATCACCTGATACTGTCGTGTCTGTACTTACTGGAATAAAATCTGATGTTAAAAATTTAGTAACTTCTGAAGTTGTAATCTTATACATGTATTGCAGTCTGTATCCACCCAACTCAAAAGGAGTTGAAGTTTCAGACGTAGGTTCTGAACCACTATACGCAACTCCACCATTATTGTCAAGCACTTTATACACTCTATAATCAGCAGTCATAAAGTAATATGTGCCAGCATATAAGTTTGTTGCACCACTTGTCGTAGTGTTAGATGTACTAATATCATGTTCGTACATATCGTAAATTGTATTGTTTGCCCAATTTCTTCTTGGGATAACGTATGAAACATCAGATGATGAGATTAATTTGGCAGCAAGCATAGAATCCCATTTGTAATGTTCTGTCACGATATCATCAGTTGGAACTGGTGGAGAGTTATCCGAACCACCAGAAGTTGATAGTGTGAATGGTGTACTCTTACCAATAAAGAGGTAATATGTTGTTGGCGCTGCCTCAGAGAACGATTCAAAGAATTGTTCTGCATTGTGTTGCCTGAAATGTTCAGTAATAATTGCTGCCATTGTTTTTTCCTATAATCTTATAATACTATTTAGTTGTTCTTTTCAACCCATTTTAATTTCTTATACTGCCGTGTATGTACCTATCCAACCCAATCTCTGAGAGGGTTATTGTGTTGTGTTATATGTAAAAGATGCGTGTACAATTGCACTTCCACCCGATATAGATAGTGCAGTAAAGCCAATATTATCTCCACATTGTCTGATATACCCTACAGTGCCAGCAGGAACTATTGTTGCATATGTATACCCACTGCCAAAGTTTACATTTGAGGTGTAAATCCCCACACCCGCAGTGCCTGTACAAGTAAACGGCAAAGTAACTTGACTTATGCCACCCGAAGTTGGCCCAGATACATCAAGTGAACACATTACAAGATTACCTATTTTGACGTACCTGTTAGCTTGTGAAGACCAAGCCCCTGCATTCCAAGTGCCTTCTTCGTAATCATTAAGGGCGTTTGCTGCAGCAGAATCTCCATTAAAAGTTATACCATTTCTTGTAATTCTAGCTACTTCTGTTTGAGTTGTAACACCGCCACCATCAGAAATTTTGAAGTTTATTCCTGATAGTGTTGCATTTGATGAGACAGCACTACCTATACTATTATGCTCATTAGAATTACCACTATACTGAAATGACACTATAGGTTGATAAGTACCATCTACACCAGTACTTCTAATGACTAATCTAGCATCTGCTTTGTCTGTAACATCAATACCCACGTTGCCTGAAAATGTAGGACTAGCAGTTGGAGACTTTGCAGCAATAGATGTATTGATTGCGTTAGCAAGTTTGTCTTCTGTTACTGCATCATCAGCAATATCAGCAGTGGCAATTGCACCGTCAAGTACCGCTGTGGATTTAATTGTATCAATTGCCATTATTTTTTATCCTCTATTAAGCAACAGTTGCGCCTTGGTTTGCTACTGCAACCCATCCAACTGTAGTGTTATATACAAGAATAACACTATCACCAGCATCATTGAATGTAATGGTTGAACCACCAGCGAATGTAGTTGGTGTAAGTGTTGCATCTCCACCATCAACAATCATTGTAATTACCTTAACTTGTCCAACTGTTCCGTTAGCAAGTGTTAGTGCGTCAGCACCAGTTGAAGTAATTTCAGTAACCGTGTCAGTTAAATTGACTGCACCAGCACCAGACAAAGTTTGGACTGAACCGAACAATCCTGTTAGTGTTGCAGATGTTAGTGTCTTATTGGTAAGTGTTTGTGTTGCAACTTCTGAAACCAATGTAGAGTTTGCACCATCTGGAAGCAACATTGTATTTGTTACTGCAGCACTATGAGGCTGTGGTTTAATAGTTTGTCCATGTGAGTTTGCATGACAGTTTAGAATAATCTGCCCTTCAACTGATGAACCATCACCACGAACTTCAACGATATTGGTTGCTGGTGTAATCTGAAAATTACCAGATGCTGTAGAAGCATTACCAATTAAATTTCCAGTTACGCCTCCAGTAATATCTCCAGTAACATCGCCAGTAAGATTTCCAGTTACGTTACCTGTGACGCTACCTGTCACATCTCCTGTTACGTTACCAGTAATATTACCTGTAAATGTACCAGCGATTGCGCCTGTACCAGTAATGGTTGGTGAAGTCAAAGACTTGTTTGTTAAGGTTTGAGTTGCAGCATTCAGTGTTACTGTATCTGCTGTAAGAGTAGAACCATCACCGAGCTTGGTGTATACTTCTACGAAATTGGCGTTCAGTTTGCCTGCTCCAGTACGAAGGTCATCACCTGTTCCGTCATTTGCAGAAGTTCCACGCCCTAGTGCTTGATATGCCATTTTGGGTTTCTCCTAGTTAATTACTATAGTTATTTATACGACTTAATCTACTGAGTATCATAAGTTTCTGACGAATTATCAAATGTACTTTCTAATGTAGAAAACAATGAGAACCCGCCTGTTTGGTTATTAGTTGCATCGAATGAGTTTGTTGAAACATCAAATGTATCATCACTCTCATCGAAAGTTTTTACTTCATAATCTTGTTCTAATCCTGATGCAGTATCAAATTTAGTTGCCGAAGAATCAAATGACACACCACCTTCATCAAATGAAGTTGCGTATCTGCCTTCAGTATCAGTCTGTTCATCAGCCTTATCGAAAGACTGAGAGGAAGAATCAAATTTAGTTGTTGTACTATCAAAGTCTCCAATACCAAAGACTGATTCATCAAATCTTTGAATTCCATCATCAAACGAAACAAAGTCATTATCAAAAGTATTATATAAACCGCCTCTACTGATATATATCTCAGACGGAGGCATAAAGTTGATTCGTTTAGTGAATGCAGAAGCAGGAATCGTTCCGTCTGCAAGACACAGTTCCCGAATTCCTATGTATCCAATTTGTGCAAGAGTATACTGGTCACGAGATTTATTTGAACCTGTTGTTGCCATTCTACCACTTGGATCACGATGATTTGGTATAACTGCATTTGAACCTGTAGGATGAACAGAGAATGCATAGTGTGCCACATTTTCCATTGTTGGGCCTGCAAGGAATCTTGCGCCCCTATTAATATTCATTCTAACAGAAACATCAGATGTTAATGTAACATCTCTTCCGTCTGGTAAATCAGATAGTTCTGCATATCCAGTTACAGGAGCAGAGACTAATGATGCGTTTGTTACAGTA